TGGGAGGATATCTGCACCCAATGGAGGGAGAGTGCGATAAGTGCGGTGACTCTTATGAACTATCGAGTAGGGATGGCAGGTGCGGTGATTGCGGGAATTGTGGCGATTGCTGCACCCATAAGGCAGGGGAGGGCAAGTAATGGCATACATCTACACGCTAGGAGAGGTGGCAAATATGACGCCTCAAGAACAATTAGAAGGGCTGAAGGCTAGGCTATTCCCGCCTAAGTTTATTGTAGGCACCGGTTATATTGACGCCAGGCAGGTAGCTATCGAATACTTGCAAGAACTTATAGCGGAGGAGGGCAAAGAGTGAGCGATTACTATTACGCTGCCGACCCTGCCTTTTATGATAACTCAGAATGGATCAAGTGTGATACGTGTAAGAGAGAGTATGACCGCAAAGAATATAATTCTGACACTTGTGTAGAGTGTGAGAATAAGCTAACTATCAAAGAGAGAGAGGGCAAGTAATGAATACACCAACGATTACGGAAGAGATGGAATGGTGCGAGATCGAACTAGCCAACATCAAGGCCGGTTTATTTTCTATGTACACGCAAGAATATATCGAGGGTGCAATATCTGCACTTAGACTAGCGAAAGAGGGCGAGTAATGAAGCTATGGGATGAATGGCAATTTAAGACTGGCGATATTGAGTACGATAAAGATGGTAATGAAGTGGTCAAGATTGACCTCACCCTTACTATCGCTGCAAGTCGAAGTGATGTAGTCAATGCGCTGACCGATTTTCTAGAGAGAGGGTTAAAGTAATGAACAAAGAGTATCTAATTGCTAAGGCTAATCTATGTCAGGAACTGGCGGTGGAGCAGCTAACTAATGGAGAGAATGAGGAGGGCGTCAAGAATCTCAAGCGTATGATTCGTGCGCTAGAGGAGATAAATATGATTAACTACCTAGAGGAGAGGAAGAGAATCGTATGAGTAACTTTTATTCGACTAACCCCGATCTTGTCTATCTCTATGAGGTGACCGACCCGCAAGGTATAGCCCTATGGGGAGGAGAGAGAATCCAGGATATGTTTGACTGGCACCGGCGAACGCCGGACTCTCGTATCTTTATCTCCACTTGGGAGAGTGATGAGGAGGATGCTCAGCTAGTGGGCAGACCTATCGAGATCACCTCAATCGTGGCCAGCAAGGTGGGTGAGGGCAAGTGAGCTTTGCTATTGGGATCATCATAGTATTACTGATAACCTATGCACTTATTATTACGGAGGAGAAGTTTAATGACGGAGATCGCTAGAAGGATAGAGTCTGCCAAGCGTAGCGCGGTAATCTATCGAAACTATAGGCGGGCGAGGGAGAGGGCATTAACACGCCTATCCAATGCTTACCCTGAGACATACAAAGAACTGCTCGAACAGGAGAAAATTGTAGATGAACAGATGGGTAAGAAATGGCTTGATCTTGACGGTAATACTAGTGAGTCTATGGATATTGACACCGATACACCACCTTCGAGTGGAAGAGAGCGCGAGCAAGCCAGCACCGGTACAGACCAAGGCAACGATGGAGGAGAAGCGTGAGAACAAGCGAATCGCCAAGCAATATAGTCGAGCTCTCGGATATACGCACAAGCAAACAGCGTGCCTTATCACCTTATGGACCCGTGAGAGTAGGTTTGACCACCTCGCTAAGAACCGACAAGGATCCTCAGCTTTCGGAATTGCTCAACTCCTTAGAGAGCGCAGTCGAGAGCCTTCAATTCAAATCCTTCACGGTATACGATACATTGGTCATCGCTATCGAGGAGATGCGTGCCTTGCTCTCCAACATTCTAACCGAAGAGGGTGGTACTGATGCTGACTGGAGTTAGTTTATTCGCAGGAGTCGGGGGCTTTGACCTGGCTATGCAGCGACAAGGAGTAAAAGTCGTTGCCTCGGTAGAGATAGATGCCAAGTGCAACGAGGTGCTAGCTAAGCACTTCCCAGAAGCAACACAATTTACAGATGTAACTACAGTCAAGGGAGAGGATTTAATAAATGCAGGATTTACACCAAGCACAGGAATTATTACAGGAGGATTTCCCTGCCAAGACCTCAGCGTCGCTGGCAAGAGGGCTGGTCTTGCTGGCGAAAGAAGCGGGTTATTCTGGGAAATTGCAAGACTTGTGGAAGAAACGCAAACAGAATACTTCGTCATCGAAAACGTCCCTGGTCTGCTATCCAGTAACAAAGGAAAAGATTTTGGAGTCGTCGTCGGAACGATGGCCGACCTCGGGTATTCTCTTGGATGGAGGGTGCTTGATGCTCAACACTTCGGAGTACCCCAGCGACGGCGTCGTGTCTTCATCGTTGGCCGACGTTCTATTGACTCAACAAGTCCTGCCGAAATACTATTTAAGTCCAACGGCTTGCGAAGGGATCCTTCGACGAGCCAACCGACGGGGCAAAGAATTACCGGAAGTACTAACTAATGCTTTGGTACACCAAATCAAGACGAGCACAGAATAGTGAGGACTACGAAACGTGGGTGGATGGTGGCGTTATGCCCACACTAAATGCTTTTGACAATGGAGATATAAGAACAACAGTCATTATCTTTCACCCTCACTACCACGACGGAGCTAGAGTACAAGGAGATACTATGAACACTCTTACATCACGTATGGGTACAGGTGGTAACAACGTATCTTGCGTTGCCACTGTGACCACGACGGCAGATGTGGTTGGATCATTACAAGCAAGAGACTATAAGGGAGTAGGTAATCAGTACGTGGCAGAGAACAAATTAGTAGTTTCATTTGATACGCAGTTTGGATCTAATGCCACAACCTTTGAGGATATGTCTCCGACTCTTAAAGCTAGCCAGCAACCACCATCAGTGACTGGTAGTTCAGTACGCCGCCTTACCCCAGTCGAGTGTGAAAGATTGCAAGGTTTTCCTGATGGTTGGACAGAAGGACAGTCAGACTCTCAACGCTATAAGCAGATGGGAAACGCCGTAGCAGTTCCAGTAGTTGAATGGATCATACAAGGTATCTGTGATACTATTTGATCGCCTCCTTTCGGAAGTACTAGCCCTCACCGTTACCTCTTTCCGGTGGGGGTTAGTGCTTTAACCACCGTTACTGTAGAACCCTGGACCCTTGAAAGTGATGCCAGGAGATGACCAGACACGAGACATAGACTGACTACAACTGGTGCAGATAGGTGCAATTACCTCTTCGTGTATCGAGCGTTCAATAGAGTAAGTGGTACCACACGCATCGCACTTGTAATCATATGTCATAGCTTCACCGCTTCCTCGATGTCTAAGTACCCTACTATCTTATCAACCTTGTCATTACGATCAAACTCTGTGGTCGCTGGCATCGGATGAGTAAACCACTCTGGCTCTGGCATATCAGTCAAGTCAAAGGAGTAGATCCCAAGTGGAGTGGAGTTAATATAAAAGGGTAGCAAGTCTCGGTGGTAGGCTTGAGAGATCAGCTTCTGGTACTTCATCTGCTCTATAAGTAGCGTAGAATAATGGGTTTGGCGACACTTCAGTTCGATAAAGTGTGCAGCCTTGGGACTAATACAATCGAAGGCATCATAGATTCCTGGTGCTCGCTGAAGATCCGGATAGAGACTGAGCTTCAGGAAGTCAAAGAGAATTGCTTCGTTCATCGCCAGGGACTAATCCCACCAAGGAGATCTTGTAGTTTACGCATCGAGTTACTTACCCTACGATCTGCTGTAGAGACAGCGCACTCTAATACTTGTGCTACTTGTGCAAGGGTATAGTTATCGTAGTAGCGATAGGTTAGTAACTTCTTATCGTACTCTTCCAAAAGAATGAAACACTTCTTAATATCAAGCAGTGCAGCAAGGAGGTTGCCACCTTCTGATGGACTAGATGAACCCTTAGGTTGCCCATCTCGGATCATCTCTTGTGCTTGCTCAAGTACTGTGCCATCTACTACTGATGCAATCACGAAAGGTAACAGTTGACCCAAGGTAGCAGACTCATAGTAGGCTTCATCGGTGGTGTTATAGCCAGACTTAGTAGCCTTCTCTTTACGACAGTAACGCTCAGCATTGCGTAGCATCTGCCACGCAACACGCTTCTCATTATGTATACGTTGCTTAGTATCTTCAACGTCAAGTTCATTCTTGATCCAACCAGTACGAGAGATGGCCCACGAGTAGCACTCTTGCAGTACATCCTCACGCTCTACCCACTGGGAGAATCTTTTATGTACAACACTAGCAACCGAAGGTGCTATGTCATAGATAGATGGATGTATCTCACTCATTCTCCGGTACCTCTGGCCACTTACCATCGAGTACCATCATTGCAATAGCACTGTAGTTAAGTAGATCAAGGAAACTATCGCGTAGTGATTCGTTAGAAGGTTGCACATCTGAGTCAATGAGGTTGTTGATGCGAGCTATCTTGTCCCACATACGTACACGCAGACCATTAAGTGGTCCACCTGGTGAGTGAGCAATGTTCTTTGGGCCGTAGTCGTGATGCTTA